ACAACTTATGGAATCTGTAGCTCTAAGAGAGGTCAATAAGGAGAAGAAGAGTGGCTAAAAAAGTAGGTAAGTTTGTCTTAACAATTGATGTTGAAGGTTTAAAAGATCTCTCTGGATTGCAAAGGCAACTTAAAGGACTTGAAAAATCTGCTAATCCTACAGCTAGACAACTTAAATCTTTAGGACAAAGTGTAAGACAAATAACTAAATTTACACCTAAAACAATAAGTCAGTTTAAACAAAAAGAAAGAATATTAAAAAAGTTAAGACAAGAAGTAAATGTTAATTCAAGACAATTCCAAATATTAGGTAGAGCAATTGATGCTAATAGGATAAAACTTCAAAAATTTAATAATACAGCTAAAAAAGGAACAGGTTTCAGCAAACTTGGTACTGGTTTTGGAAGTATTCTTGCTTCTCAAGTTTTACCAGGCAATACATCTCAACTCGCATTGGCAGGTGCAAATATAGCTGGGCCAAAAGGAGCAGCTATTGGAGCAGTTATAGGTGCAGGTATGGACTTCTCTGGTCTAGCAAAAGACGCTGCTATCTTTTCTGGAGAAATTAAAAGACTAGAGGTCGCATTAAAGGGTGTTACAAAAACTGAGAAAGAATTTGCAAAAGCACAAAAAGTTATTGCTTCAGTATCAGATGAATTAAATGTTCCGATTAAAGATGCATCAAAACAATTTACAACTTTATCTGCATCTGTAATTGGTGCTGGAGGAAATGTTAATGATGCAGAACTTGTATTTAGAGGTGTTTCAGAAGCCATTAAAGCAACAGGTGGAGATGCAGAAGATGTTAAATCTGCTATTCGAGCGATGTCGCAGATTTTCGGTAAAGGTAAGGTGTCGGCCGAAGAATTACAAGGCCAATTGGGTGAACGCTTACCAGGAGCCGTGGTTAAATTTGCGGATGCTACAGGAAGAACATTGCCTCAGTTACAGAAAGACTTGAGAGATGGAACTGTAGGTCTTAATGATGTAATGAAATTTGTAGTCAAATTAAGTCAAGATCATTCACAGGCAGCAAAAGATATGGCAGCATCTACTGCTGATGCAGGTGCAAGAATGCAAGTAGCTCTTGATAAGTTAAAGAAAAGTTTTGGAGACTTCTTCCAACCTCTTGGTGCTATGTTCCAAGACTTAATAACAAACTTTGCAAATATGCTTAACGCAGCATTAGAGACAAGAAATATTATCAAAACAATTGAATTAGAAAAAGGTAAAAACGTATCTGGAACAGTATCTAATAAAGCATTAAGAGATGCGGAAAAACAAGCAATGAAAATTGCAAAATTAAGAGCAGGTGTATTTACTGAAGAAGATTTTAAAAAAGGCAATGTTCACTCACTAAGTATTGGTAGACAGAAACCAATAGATGAAAATTTATTTAGAAAATTAAGAGATGAAATGTTTCGTGATAATTTAAGACAATATGGATATGAGCAAGGAATATTAAAAGGGCCTGTAACTGCTACAGATCTAACAACATTCCAAGGAGTTGATACACCAGGCGGTGCAAATAAAGAAGCAGCTAAATTAGACAAGTATAAATTAGATTTAGGAATAATAAATCAGAAAGAATTTGAAAATTTAGAAATAAAACGTGAGGCAGCGATTGTTTTTGATGCTATAGGTGGCAAAACAAATGAATTTAATTTATCACTTGATCAAGTTACAGCCAAATTAAAAGAACTTAGAAACGATACTTACAACTTTAAAGAAGAATTTAGAAAAGTAGCAGAATCAGCTATGGATCTGCAAAATAATTTAGAAGAGTTAGCAGTTACTTCTATTAATAAACTTGCAGACGGATTTGCAGAACTTGCTGTATCTGGTAAAGCTAGTTTTGGCGAATTAGCAAGGTCAATATTAAAAGATTTACAGAGAATGATAATTAGGGCATTATTTTTTAAAGCGATATTTGGATTATTTCCAGGCTTAGAAAATTTCTTAGGATTTGAAAAAGGTGGTGTTGTTGAGAAAAGTGCAAAGGGTAATGTCTTTGCAAAAAATAAAATTGTTCCTTATAGAAAAGGAGGAATAGTAGAAAAGCCAACTATTTTCCCCATGAAAACAGGGGTTGGCTTAATGTCGGAAGCTGGGCCTGAGGCGATCATGCCGTTGAAGAGAGGTAGAGGAGGCAGATTAGGAGTTGAATCTTCTGGTGGAGTTGGTAATGTTGTGGTAAATGTAGATGCATCAGGATCAGCCATCCAAGGAGATACGGCACAATCAGAGGAATTTGGTAGGGCATTAGCGGCTGCTATACAATCTGAATTAATACAACAACAAAGACCTGGAGGTTTATTAACATAATGGCAACCTTTCCAAATATTGAACCGAGTTTCGCAGTTAAAAAAGAACAAAGTCCGATTACAAAGGTTGTACGTTTTGCTGATGGTTATGAGTCAAGAGTAGGTTTTGGTATTCCAAATCATCAAAACCCAAGAAGATATATTTTAGAATGGAAAAATATAACTGAAGAAGAGGCAGATACTATTGACTATTTTTTACAAGAACGTGCTTTCGATAAGGCAAGTTTTGATTATGCTCCACCGAGAGAAAGTTTTACCAAAACAGGAACGTATCAACAAAGTAGTACAACAATAACAATAACTATTAGTAATCATAGATTATTTGCAGGTGATACTTTAATAGTAGATTTCACCTCTGGAACTGCTTCTGATGCCTCATTTATAGTCTCATCTGTGACTAATGAGAATGTCTTTGTTATAACTGCAGCTAGCGGTGCAACTACTAGTGGAAATGTAACTATTACTAAATCAGGTATTAGTAAATTTATTTGTGAAAGATGGAATAAAAGTATAAACGTTCCAAATTTAGCCAATATAAATGCTACTTTTATCGAAAAATTTGAGCCATGAGTACTGACGCTGTATTTAGCGATTTACAAAAAATAAATCCATCGTCAATTATTGAATTGTTCTCTTTAACATTAGATAGCAATTTGCATGGTGCTTCTACAGTTTATAGATTTCATGCAGGTACAAATTTAGATGCAAACGGAAAAATAGTATGGGCAGGTGAGGATTATTTAAGATTTCCTGTTCAAGCTACAGGATTTGCATTTAAAAGAGGACAGCTTCCTAGACCAACATTAACTGTGAGTAATACAGGTCCAGATGGTACAGGATCATCCCTTAGTATTTCTGCAATACTTTTAACTGTCAATGAGACAACACCTGGAAATGATCTTACAGGTGCAAAAGTTATAAGAATAAGAACTATGGCTAGATTTCTAGATGCAGCAAATTTTTCGGGAGCTACAAATCCATTTGGAACTCCTGATCCTAACGCAGAGTTTCCACAGGAAATATATTACATAGATCGTAAATCAGCAGAAAATAGGGCTGTTGTTAGTTGGGAACTTGCGGCAGTATTTGATCTTGCTGGAATTAGATCACCAAAACGTCAATGTACACGATCAATTTTTCCTTCTATTGGTACGTTTAATCAATGAATTGGAAAGAGGCTGCACTTTCTCATGCGAAAGACCAAGATCCAAAAGAATCATGTGGTTTATTGCTAAATATTCGTGGTAAAGAAAAATATTTTCCTTGTAGAAATTTAGCTATGACATCTCATCAATGTTTTATTTTAGATCCAGAAGATTATGTAAAAGGAAGTAACTTAGGAGAAATAGTTGGTATTATTCATAGTCATCCAATAACACCTCCAACTCCAAGTCAAGCCGACAGAATAAGTTGTGAGCATAGTAATTTACCTTGGTATATTGTTAATCCAAAAACAGAGAAGTGGGCTGATTTGCACCCAGAAGGATATAAACCTGAGTTATGTGGAAGACCTTGGGTATGGGGTGTAACTGATTGTTGGTCTTTGGTACGTGATTGGTATAAAAAAGAAAAAAATATAGATTTAATTGATTATGAAAGATCTATGACCCCACAGCAGTTCTTAGAAAATCCATTATTTGAAAAATATGCAAAAGATACAGGTTTTCGTGAACTTGAAAATGATGAGCCACCAAAAGTAGGAGATGTATTGTTAATGTCAATAATGCATCCAACTTTAAATCATGTAGCTATTTTTCTTGGAGATATGGTTTTGCATCATTTAGCAGATAGACTATCTTGTAAAGAGCCATATTCTGAATGGTTACTTAAATGTACTGGAAAGAGGTATCGGTATGCTTCGGAAAGTTAAAATGTATGGAGAACTTGCAGACTTTGTAGGTTATAAAGAACTAGAAGCTGTTATTAGGAATCCAGCAGAAGCAGTTAGATTTCTTGTCACAAATTTTCCAAAAGTTGAAAGTTATATGTCTGATAAATATTATCAAGTATTGGTAGGCAAAGAAGACGTAGACAAAGAAGACTTGCACAATCCCATAAGTCAAGATGATATACATATTGTTCCTGTCATATCAGGATCAGGTGGTAATTCATTTAATAAGATATTACTTGGGGCAGCATTAATAGGAGCTAGTTTCTTGTTTCCTGGTGCTGGTTTGTTTGGAACTACAAGTTTATTGGGAAGTTCTGTTACTGGAACTGTAGCCGCTGGAATAGGTACTGCCCTTAGTGCTGTAGGTGCTGGTTTAGTTTTGACTGGTGTTTCTGAAATGTTATTTCCTATGCCAAAACCTGATATGCCTGAAGATGACCCAAGAATATCATTTAGTTTTTCAGGGGTGCAAAATAGTTCGAGGGCTGGAACTGCACATCCAATCGTATATGGAGAATGCATGATTGGATCAGTTGTAATTTCAGCAGGTATAGATACCGATCAAGTACAAGCATGACAGATAAGATTATCAGAGGAAGTGGTGGCCCACCTCCAACACCTCCAACACCATATCGAGCTCCTGATACTTTAAATAGTAGGCAATTTGCAACAGTACAAGATCTATTGTCTGAGGGTGAAATAGAGGGTTTTGCTACAGCATCAAAAGAAGGCAGAACAAAAGGTACAACTGCATATGATAATGCAGCACTTAAAGATATTTTTTTAAATGACACTCCTGTTTTAGCTGCAAGTGCAAACTCAACAAACCCATCAACATCAGATTTTAATTTTCAAAATGTAGGATTTAATTCTAGATTTGGTACTGCAAACCAAACTGCAATTCCAGGTATTGTAAGTAGCGAATCAACAACAGGTGTTGGAGTTACAGTAACTAGTTCTACACCTGTAACAAGACAAATTACTAACTCAAATGTTGATGCAGTAAGAGTAACGATTACATTTCCACAACTTCAAGAAGCACAAGATGACGGAGACTTGGTTGGAGGATCTGTCTCTTTAAAAATACAAGTCCAATACAATGGTGGTGGATATACAGATTTAATTCAAGATACAATCACAGGTCGTACTGCTGACGCTTATCAAAAAGAATACAGAGTTAATCTTACAGGTGCTTTTCCTGTAGATGTAAGAGTTGTAAGAGTAACCGCAGATAGTACATCATCAAGTTTAATTAATGCATTTAATTGGACTAGTTTTGGAGAAATAATTGATAATCCATCAACTTATCCTAATAGTGCATATACAAGTTTAAGACTTGATTCTGAGCAGTTTAGCAATATACCAAAAAGAGCATTTCGTATTCGTGGAATAAAAGTCAGGATTCCTGGTGCAGGTGCTTCAAATTCTGGCACTCCTACTGTTGACTTACAAACAGGAAGAGTAGTTTATCCAAATGGTTATATATTTAATGGAACAATGGGTGCTGCTCAATGGTGCAGTTGTCCAAGTTTAATTTTATTAGACCTTTTAACTACTGAAAGATATGGATTTGGCACACATATTACAGACGCAAATTTAGATTTATTTAGCTTCGTTGCAGCAAGTAGATATTCTAATGAGTTAGTTGATGATGGACAGGGTGGACAAGAAGCTAGATTTTCTTGCAATGTAAATATTCAATCATCAAAAGAAGCTTTTGAGTTAATTAAAGATTTAGCAACTGTAATGAGATGTACTGCCATATGGTCAGCAGGTTCAATAACCATTACTCAAGATAAGCCAACAGACTCAAGTTATTTGTTTAGTTTGGCAAATGTAACTGAAGAAGGTTTTAACTATACAGGCTCAAGTCTTAAACAAAGACATTCTGTGGTTAATGTAAGTTACTTTAATATGGATAGTAGAGATATAGATTTTGAAGTTGTTGAAGATGCAACTGCTGTATCTAAGCTAGGTGTCATTATCAAACAAGTTAAGGCATTTGCTTGTACAAGTCGTGGACAAGCTCAAAGGTTAGGTAAAGCAATATTATTTAGTGAACAACAAGAATCAGAAGTTGTAAACTTTCAAACTTCAATTGAGGCAGGGGCTATAGTTAGGCCAGGATCTGTAATAACTATAAATGATCCTGTTCGTGGAGGATCAAGAAGATCAGGAAGAGTTGCTTCTGCTACAACAACAGAAATTACAATTGATGATGAACAGGATTTAAATACTTTTGGTGGTAGCAATCAAAAAATAAGCATAATTATGCCAAATGGGTCAGTAGAATCAAAACCTATTACAGGTATATCAGGTCGTGTAATTAGTCTTAGTTCTGCATTATCAACAACTCCAAATACAAATACCATTTGGTTGTTAGAAAGCGATAGTTTAGTTGGTCAAACTTTTAGAGTTATTACGGTAGAAGAACAGGATGGAATAAATTATTCAATATCAGCTTTAACTTATGTTGATGGAAAATATAATAATATTGAACAAGGAATAAGCTTACCTGCAAGAAATATATCATTACTAAATGAACCTAAAAATCCACCATCAAACTTACAAGCATCAGAAAGAGTAGTTACTATTAATGCACTTGCAGTTACTAAATTAATACTTAGTTGGGTTGGAGTCACAGGTGTAAGTCAGTATCTTGTGCAATATAGAGTTAATAGTAGTAACTGGGTCAATGAAATAGTATTTAGAACTGACTTAGAGTTATTAAATACAGTACCTGGAACTTATGAATTTAAAGTATTTTCATATAATGCTGCATTAAAATTATCTGCTACTTCAACAGATCTTACATTTAATGCTGTTGGTAAGACTGCTCCTCCAGGTAATGTAGAAAATTTATCTTTAGAGCCATTAACAAATAAATTAGTAAGACTAAGATGGAATAAATCTACTGACCCTGACGTAATTCATGGAGGTCGTGTTTACGTTAGACATAGTAATTTAACTGATGGATCAGGTACTTTTCAAAATTCTGTTGATTTAATCCCTGCACTTGCAGGTAATACAACAGAAGCGGTGGTAGCAAGTCTTGAAGGAGAATACGTCCTTAAATATCAAGATGATAATGGAAACTTTAGTCTTGGTGAAACAAGTATCATTATGGATTTACCCGATCTAATAGATACTCAAACAATCCTTACTCAAAGAGAAGATTTATTAGGTTCTCCATTTAGTGGTACTAAAACAAATACAACATTTAATACAGGAACATCAGCATTACAATTAACAAATCCATCAGCAAATTTAACAGGAACATATGATTTTGCTTCGATTGTTGATCTTGGTGGAATATTCTCACTAGATCTAAAAAGAACACTAAGATCAGTTGGATTTAATGTAGGAACTGATATTGAGACATTAATACCTGGATTGCCTGGGATTTTATGGGATGATTATGCTACTGATAATAATTTTGATGGAGCGGCGGCAGATGAGGCTAATTGTCAAATTCAAGTAGCAACATCACAAGCAGCATCAGGTAGTTTTGGATCATTTAATAATTTTGCCAATGGAACTTTTAAAGGTAGAAGATTTAAATTTAGATTGCTTTTAGAAACAACTAATACTGCTCAAAACATGAACGTACAACAAGCAGGGTTTTTAGCAGAATTTCAATCGAGAACAGAACAAAGTTATCAAACAGGAGGCACAACATCTACTGCTCCACAACAATCAGGTACATCTTCTTCTGGTAAGTCAATTACTTTCGGAACACCATTTTTTGTCGGCACTTCATCTTTAGGAGGAGCAAATGCTTTCTTACCTTCTATTGGAATTACAATCCAAAATGCACAATCAGGTGATTTCTTTACTTTGACTAATGTTTCTGACTCAGGTTTTACTGTAACTATTAAAAATGGTTCTAGTTTCGTTGATAGGACTTTTACTTTTTCTGCTGTAGGCTATGGTAAAGGAGTGTAACATGAGGAAAAGTTTTTTCTAAATGAGCCAAGTTGCAGATTTTAATATTGCGAATGCCTCTGGAGCTTCTGTCCGTAGTGACATTAATGACGTACTTGATGCTATAAAAACTTGCAATAGTGGTGGTACAGATCCAACTAATCCCGAAGCATTTATGCTTTATGGAGATACAGCAGATAACAATAAATTAAAAATAAGAAATGCAGCTAATAATTCATTCACAGAAATAGGATCTGTTGATCAACCTAATTTAGGATTGCTTCCTGTCGCAGGTGGCACAATGACAGGAGCATTAGCACTTGATGATGCTTCTGGGGCTGCAAGTCCAGCCTTATCTTTTGATACGGACAGCGACACAGGAATATATAGAGTATCTGCAAATACTATGGGATTTGCAACCGCAGGTGTAGCAAGAGTATCTATCAGCAATGCTGGTCTAGATATGTTGAATGCTTTACCTATAAGATTTCAAGACTCAAGTGGTTCACCTTTTGTTTCTTTGCAATCTCCATCAACATTATCAGCAAATGTAGCTTTAACTTTACCTCCAAGTATTTTAAATGGTGGATTTTTAAAAACAGATGGATCAGGTAATTTAACTTTTTCTATTATTGAGGGTGTCCCTACAGGATCTGTATTTTGTATGGCTGTTGTTTCTATTCCTACAGGATATTTAGAATGCAATGGACAATCAGTAAGCAGAACAACTTACTCTGCTTTGTTTGCAATAATTGGTACTAACTATGGATCGGCTAGCTCTAGTACATTTAATGTGCCTGATTTGCGTGGAGAATTTGTGAGAGGTGTTGATCGAGGTAGAGGGGTTGATTCGGGAAGAAATGTTGCAACAAATCAAGGAAGTCAAAACGCATCACATAATCACACAGCAACAACATCTACAACGATTCCAGATCACGACCATAATGTAGATACTTTTAATGAATTCCAAGGACAGCATGGGACATGGAGTAGTACAGGTGGATTGAGACAAGCACACGCAAACGGAACTCGACATAAACCAATAACATCTGATACTTCTTTAACAGCAACATCAAGTACAACAGTTAATAACGATGGTGGAAATGAGAGTAGGCCACGAAATGTTGCTATGCTTTACATTATTAAAATTTAATTATGGCTATTTCTCCAGGTATTTATAATATGACGATCCAAAGAAGATCAGATCATAGTATTCAAATAACTTTTAAAGATGATAGTAATAATGCTATTGATTTAACAGGCTATACAGTAGAAGCTCAAGTTTGGGAACAAACTCGCACATTTAAATACGCTGATTGGACAATTACTTATACGAATAGAGTTGGTGGGATAATCGATATGTCTTTAACAGATGTTCAAACTGAAACCTTTGCCCCAGATTTATTAAAATATGACGTATTGCTAACCAACCCTAGCGGCCTTAAAGAGTATTATTTAGAAGGAGACATAAAAATGAGCGAGGGTTACACTTCTTGACCTCAGTTAACATCACAACAACAAAAAATACAGTTACTGTTGATGAAGGAGATTCAACTGTTGTAACTGTTGCGACCCAAGGCCCTCAAGGCCCTAAAGGTTTAGAATTGGATGAATCCGCAAAAGTAAATAACTCGATTATTTACTATGACTCTACATCTGCTAAATTTAAAGCAGATAACACTCGTACCGTTGAAAATTTAGTTGACGGAGGAAACTTCTAAAAATGGCAAACATCTTAAGAGTAAAAAGATCAACAGGTTCTTCCGCACCTGGTTCTTTAGCAAATGCAGAACCAGCTTTTACAGAAGGCAATGAAATTCTGTTTTATGGTAAAGGGTCAGGAGGTGCTGGAGGTTCAGCTAGTCAAATAATTAAAATTGGAGGTAAGGGTGCTTTTTGGGATAAAGATACAGTTAGAGCAGCTAATTCTGTATTAGCTGGGCCTACTAGTGGTAGTGATGCAGCACCTGATTTTAGGTCATTAGTTGCTGCTGATATTCCTTCTATAGATCATACAAAAATAAGTGATTTTGATGCAGGGGTAAGAGTTAATAGACTTGATCAAATGGCTGCTCCTTCAGCCTCAGTTAGTCTTAATTCACAAACAATTACAAACTTAGCTGATCCTGTAAATACACAAGATGCTGCGACAAAAGGTTTTGTCGAAGCTACATCACAAGGACTTGATGTTAAGGACTCAGTTGTTGCAGCAACAACAGGAAATATTACTATTGCAACAGCATTAAATAATGGAGACACGCTTGATGGCGTAACTCTTTCTGATGGAGATCGTGTTCTTGTTAAAGATCAAAGTACTGCATCACAAAATGGTATTTATATAGTTGGATCTTCACCTGCAAGATCAGCAGATTTAGCTGCTGGTTCTGATGCGGCAGGTATGTTTACCTTTGTTGAACAAGGTACTGTAAATGCTGATAACGGCTTTGTTTGTACGAGCAATAAGGGATCAGCGGTCACAGGGACAAACAATCTTACGTTCGCTCAGTTTTCTGGTGCTGGTCAAATAACACCTGGCGATGGTTTAGATAAGTCAGGCAACACACTTTCTATTGACCTTAAAGCTAATGGTGGACTTGTTATTGAATCTACTGAAATTGCTGTTGATCTTTCTGCTAGTTCTATAACAGGAACTTTAGCAATTTCTGATGGCGGTACAGGAGCAACATCTGCTAGTGCAGCAAGAACTGCATTAGGAGTTGCTATAGGTTCTGATGTACAAGCTTTTGATGCACAATTAGCTGACGTTGCTGGATTAACTCCTTCTGATAGTGGATTTATTGTTGGAAATGGATCTAATTTTGTTATAGAAAGTGGGGCTACAGCTCGTGCTTCTCTTGGTCTTACTATTGGTAGTCAAGTTCAAGCTTATGATGCTGACCTTGATAATTTATCGGGTTGTCAATCAGGTGCTTCTTCTGCTTTAGCTGCATTAACACAAGCTGAAGTTCAAATACTAGATGGAGCGACAGTTACAACTGCTGAATTAAATATTCTAGATGGGGTAACAGCCACAGCGGCAGAAATAAATATTTTAGACGGTGTTACATCCACAGCAACAGAATTAAATCTTTTAGATGGAGTAACAGCAACTACTGCTGAACTAAATATTCTTGACGGAGTCACAGCTACGGCTACTGAACTTAATCTTCTTGATGGAGTAACTGCTACAACCACCGAATTAAATTTATTAGATGGAGGCACTTCTGCAACGGCAACAACACTTGCAGCAACTGACTCAATAATTGTTAATGATGCTGGAACTATGAAAGTAGTTGCTTTTTCAGATCTAGTTACGTTTTTAGAAAATGGGGCTATAGGTGGTCTTGAAATTGACGGAGGTACATTCTAAATCAGCTAAAAACATAAGGAGGTCGATCAATGGCAGTTACAATCAAATTAAAGAATGCAAGTGGAAGTGACCCTAGTGCTAGTGATTTAGTAGTCGGTGAAGTAGCAATAAGAACTGATAACGGTAAGCTATTTACAAAAAAAGATGATGGTTCAGTTGCCGAGATAAGTGGCTCTGGTGGTGGTGGATCTGCAAGTTTTTCTATAAATACATTATCTTCCTCATCAGCAACAGGAGGAGGTTCTGCAACTTTCAATGGTTCGGCCTATAGATTTACCTTAAGTTCTGCACCTGCAACCGCTGCACAGCTTTTAGTAAGTATTGAAGGTGTTATACAGAAACCTAACTCTGGTACAAGCCAACCATCTGAAGGTTTTGCATTAGATGGAGATGATATTATTTTTGCGGCCGCACCTGCAAGTGGAGCGAGTTTTTTCATAGTATCAACGGTTTTAAGTGCATCTCTCGTAACCCCTGCTGACAATACTGTAACGAGTGCCAAGATCGTTGATGGAGCAATTGTTAATGCGGACATAAACGCAAGTGCAGCAATAGCAATGAGTAAACTAGCTTTATCTATTACTAACTCTGAAATTAATGCAAGTGCAGATATAGCAAATAGTAAATTAGCTGATTCTGGAGTATCAGCAGGAACTTATGGATCAGCAACAGCAATTCCAACATTAGCTATAAATGCTAAAGGAATCGTCACATCAGTATCTACAAACTCTATAAATACCAATTTAGTTGCTGACACATCCCCACAGCTTGGTGGTGACTTGGATGTACAAGGTAGAAAAATTACTTCATCTACTACCAACGCTTCTATTAACTTAGAACCAAACGGTAATGGAGTAGTAGCGGTTAGAGGTGCTGGTGGTTATGACGGTACTTTGCAACTTAACTGTTCAGCTAATAGTCATGGCATAAAATTAAAGTCACCACCTCATAGTGCTGGACAAAGCTACACACTCACATTTCCTAGCAGTATTGTTACTAATGGTGCTTTATTAACAGACGCAAATGGAGACTTAAGTTTTGCCAAGATTTCAACTGGAAACATAGAAAACGACTCAGTAGATGCAACAAAATTAATTAACTTTCCAACTCAAACTATTTTGGGAAGAGAAACTGCTGGTACTGGTAATGCAACAACTTTAAGTGCCTCACAAGTAAGAAGTATTATAAACGTAGAAAATGGTGCGACTGCTGACCAGACAGATGCCGAAATAAAGACTGCTTATGAAAATAACAGCAACACAAATGCGTTTACAGATGCTTTACTATCAAAACTTAATGGCATTGAATCTAATGCAACCGCAGATCAAAGTAATTCAGAAATAAAAACTGCCTACGAAGCAAACAGCAACACAAACGCTTTCACAGATGCTTTGCTATCAAAACTTAATGGCATAGCAGCTTCAGCAACTAACGTCACAAATAATAATCAGTTAACTAACGGTGCTGGATATATTACGTCAGCAGCTTTAGTAGGAGCAAATAACGGAGGAAACGCAGCTTTATTAGACGGTATTGACTCAGCACAGTTTTTAAGATCCGACCAAGATGACTCAACAACTGGAATACTAAGTCTTGAGTCTAATAGTCAATATCCACTTGTTATTGATGGAAACCATAATGGAAAAATGGCTCTTAAAGGGTCAAATGACCCTTATATAGCCTTCTTTGAAAGTACGACTAGAAAGGCTTATGTTCAATGGGATGATGCTGGTTACTTAGCCTTAGTTAACGAAGAAAGTGGTGAAATTTTAAAAATTAAAAGCGGTTCAAATGGATTAACATTTACAGATGGTGGTAGCGAAAAAACTGTTTGGCACTCTGGAAATGACGGAGCCTCTAGCGGACTTGACGCAGATGTACTAGATGGACAGCAAGGCTCATATTATTTAGATTACAACAACCTCACAAACGTACCTTCAGTTAGTTCTTTCCCATCTGGAACTAAAATGTTTTTCCAGCAAAGCTCTGCACCTACTGGATGGACAAAAGATACATCAAACAATAATAACTCTGCTTTAAGAGTTGTTACAGGCAATGTAAGTTCTGGTGGTAGTAACAACTTCACAACATCTTTCAACTCAAGTTTTAGCACAAGTGGCGGTTCTGTTAGCAACCATACTTTAACGACAGCCCAGATGCCGAGTCACAGGCATAAAGTTGACACTTATAACGAGTTTGGAAACCAATTTGGTAACTGGACAACACAAGGAGGATATAGACAGGCTCATGCAAACGGTACAAGACGACCTCCTTATACAAGTTATGAGGGAAGTGGTAATGCTCACAATCATGGCTTTAGTAATCCTTCTCTTAACTTGAACGTCAAATACGTTGACGTTATTATGTGTAGTAAAAACTAATGGAAATTAAAGCTGGTAACTTCTGTCCTTTATTGCAAAAAGAATGCATAGGGCTTCAATGTGCCTGGATTACTCAAGTAAGAGGAAACAACCCACAAACAGGAGATGAGGTTGATCATTGGGATTGTGCTGTTAAATGGATACCTATGTTATTAATAGAAAACTCGCAAATGCAAAGACAAACTGGGGCTGCTGTTGAATCATTTAGAAATGAGGTTGCAGCAAATAGACAAGCACAACCTGTTCAACGGCTTAATCCGATAAAATTAGCTCAAGAGCAATTTAATTTACAAGGAGTCGATCTATGAGTTTAACAATCATTGTTGCAGACAAAACAATCATTAAGGATGGCGAGGCTGTTTTAGATTGTCAACAAGACTTATCTTGGATACCGTCTAATGTTCATGCTGTGCATTGGGATGGATCGTCAGGAGAAGTTGAATATACAGACGGTACTCCTAATGAAACTATTTCAAGTATTGGAATATATTCACAGGCAGAAACAGATCATGCGAATGAAAAAACTAGGATTGAAACAGAACTTGCAAATAATAATCCAGAGCCTACAGATGATTTAGTAATTCTCAGGTCAACTAGAAATGGTTTGCTGTCTGATTGTGATTGGACGCAATTACCAGATGCACAATTAACAGATGCTAAAAAGGCTGAATGGGTAACATACAGACAGGCATTAAGAGACTTACCAGCTAATACATCTGACCCCTCAAACCCAACTTATCCTACAAAACCTAGCTAATGTCATTAACTAAAGTCGCATCTGATGGTATAGAAGCATTAGCTATAACTAATGCACATTTACATACGGCTGCGAATATTGCACATTCAAAATTAGCAGACTCAGGGGCTAGTGCTGGTAGCTATGGATCAAGTACTGCGATTCCGTCTATAACAGTAAATGCAAAAGGAACAATAACATCTGTATCTCAAACATCTATTGATACTGATTTATTAGCTGACACTACACCGCAATTGGGTGGCTCTTTAGATGTAAACGATTTTAATATTTTAAACGGAACAGCTATTTTAGATATTACAGAAAATACAAAATTTGAATTTAATATTGGTGGCACAGAATATCTAGATATTAATAATACTGGAATTACTGTTACAGGAAATATTGGAGTATCAGGAACAGTAGATGGAAGAGACTTGGCTACTGATGGTACAAAACTTGACGGCATTGAAAGCAATGCTACTGCCGATCAATCTGCAAGTGAGATCTTAACTCTCCTCAAAACGGTAGATGGGGCTGGAAGTGGATTAGATGCAGATACACTAGATGGTATATCTTCAGCTAGTTTTGTAAGATCGGATGCAAATGATTCGATAGCTGCTACTTTAACTGTACAAAAAATTGTTCCAGTAAACGATTCACAGTTTGATATTGGTGCGAATGGTACTAGGTTCGCTAATGGATACTTTGATACTTTATATGGTGATGGCTCAAACTTAACAAATTTACCCTCACAAACAGACAATAATTTTACTAATGCTCTTTTATCAAAATTAAACGGTATAGCTGCATCAGCTACAAACGTAACAAACAATAATCAACTCACCAATGGTGCAGGGTATATAACATCAGCTTCACTAGCTGGGGTAAGTGATGGCGGTAACGCAGCCCTTTTAGATGGTATTGATTCAACCTCTTTCTGTAGGTCTGACCAAGACGATTCGTTGACAGGAATAATTAGTCTTGAATCTAACGCACAATATCCTTTAAAAATTGACGGCAATAATGATGGCAAAATATTATTAAAAGGTTCTAACAGTCCTTACATAAGATTCCAAGAAGGAACAACAGATAAAGCTTATATTCAATGGTCTCCAAGTGGGTATTTACAGCTTGTAAATCAAGAAGATAATTCATTAATAAGGATTAAAGATGATATTACTTTTAGCCCTGATGGTGGCTCAAATAATTACAAAATTTGGCACGCTAATAATGATGGATCTGGATCAGGGTTAGATGCTGACACTTTAGATGGTGTTCAAGGTAGTAGTTATGCAAGGTCTGACGCAAACGATACATTAAGTGGAATAATAACTTTATCAAATAGTTCTAGAGATGCTTTAAATTTTTCTGCTAACTCGACAGATGATAATAGAGGAGTTGCTTTTAACG